GTTCTACGTTACACAGGGGAATAGGAGTGGCTAGTAAAAAAGACTATGAGGCAATCGCTGCGATACTGCGGCGAGAACACCAGAAGGTGGTCACAGGTGTGCAAGCTGAACGTGACCCCATGCTGGTACTGACTATCCTGACGAACAAGATCATGGGGTACTTTAAGTCAGACAGTGTGGCTTTTGATTGGGACAGGTTTGCCAACGCGTGTCGCAACGACGATGGAGTGCCTGAACTGCATCCGTCTGGTTGCTTCTGTACTGAGTGTCACAGACGCGTTGACGAGGAAACATTCGATGAGCTTGATGGTATGTGTGAACTGTGCGACCACAAGTTCCAACTAGGAGAATAGGAGTGAACAAAGCAGTAGATAAAATCATGGGCGCGATCTTTGGCGCACCAGCAGTACACAACCCCGGCAACATCATGGGGCCGATGAACAGGCACGCTAAGCGTGCGTCTATGTCCCAACGGATGAAGATAAGTGCCGAACCTAACCGTCGCAAGTTTGAGAAACGTGGCGCAGTAGGAAGGGCATCGAAGGGACGTAAGCCCCATGCACGTTCCTAAGAAATGGATGGTGCGTATCGACAATATCAAATCTCATATTGAGAATGGTATGGGTACGCACCTACCACCGGGAAGGCAGAAAGAACTATGCCGTGATGTGTACTACAGGCTGGAAGGTCTACAACAGATGATGGAGAAATCAGTGCTTTTATTTCCTGATATGACACGCGACCAACACAAGGCACAAGAGTTCTGTTTTGCAGCACCCTGTGCCGAAGTTGAGTGGAAGCAAATACACGGGCATTGCGCCCTAAACAGTGGGTACTTACCGTACCACATAGCAAGGGAGGACGACGAGAAAATAGCGTTAATACTGCGAGACACATTGGATACAGATGATGATTGTCTCGCAACTGGCGCGTACCTGAGGTTGGTCAAAGAGTTTACGGGAATGATCTATGCAGTTCCGTACACAACAGGCCCAATCGGTACGAGCATCGCAAGTATCATTGCACGAACAGCGGGAGTTCCCCCGCATCAAGTAAGACACGTGGAGGTTTAGAAAATGTATTTGAATCAAGCAATCAATTTGTTAGTGAAGTTGTACTGTCTACAAGTCAAGACAGGTGAGCGAGTGTCAGTAGAGATTGTATCGGGGCCGGGGCAAGGTAAGTCAGAGTCGATTGAGCAAGTGAGGTTAGGTGTGATGAAAGCGTTGGCGTTATCAGCGTTCAGCAACAAACCTTTCTTCCTGTCCACAGTCGAGCAACCTGACGTTCGAGGCTACGGTCTACCGGACTTGGAGAACAAGTCTATGTACTGGACACAAGCACCGTGGATGCCTAACGAGAACGATGCAACACATGGCATTATCTTTCTTGATGAGTTCAGGCAAGCAGGACACGATGTACAGAAACCAGCAGCAGAGTTATTGTTGAATGGTGCAGTCGGTGCAAGCAAGCTGCCGATTGAGTACATGGTTATTGCAGCGTCGAACCGCGAGCAAGATCGGTCGGGAGTGCAGCGCGAGTTAGCTTTCATTACTAACAGACGTACACAAATCCTGATCGAACCTAACTTGGATAGTTGGGTTGAGTGGGCAGAGAACGGCAACATACATTGGGCAGCAATCGCATTCGCGAAGCACCAACCGGGACTAATCTTCTCCGACAAGATACCAGAAAAGCCCGGCCCGTTTTGCACACCACGTTCGTTCGTCAAGACTTCCTACATGATTGGTGAGTTGGACGATCAAGAGTTCATCGAAGCGGCCAGCGGAACTATCGGCGACGGCGCTGCGGCACAGTTTGTTTCATTCATGCGTGTGGTGAATGAGCTACCAGACTTTGACGATATTATCGCCAGCCCCCACAAGTGCAAAGTGCCAGCGAAGGACAGGCCAGATGCACAGTTCGCTACTACGCAGATGATTGCGCACAGGGTGGACGGATCAACAGCAGAACCAGCATTTGATTACCTCAAGCGATTGCCGCGTGAGTTTCAGGTGTCTGGAATCAAGGCAGCAATGCG